AACTCTACCTTAGATAGTGGTATAAGGTTGTAGGGGTTTACCATCTCTAAGTTATTCCCTACAGGCATCATCTTACCATTTACATTGAAACGGAAGTGCATACCTTGCTCACCATCTAAAGGCTTACTCCAGAAAGCGAACTGCCTATCTCCATTAAAGTCTCTATGTATCTCATAGCTTACACCATATACCTCACCATCATATACATACTCTTTAACAATAGGATGTATCTTATATTCAATGCGTTGTGTCTTTGGGTTGTACATACTCTGTAAGTGACAGCTACCTAACAGCCAAGCAAGTTCCCCGAACTCTCTAACCTTAGTGTTTAGGTTGTGAGTCTTTTCATTGTAATAATCATTGAACTCACCATTAATAAATCTTTCAGCAGGTTCTTTTAATAACATAAGTCTACTCTTAGCAAAACGCTTTACAAGTGACATCAATACAGGTGGTATCTGTGATAAGGACTCTGTGCTAAAATACTGCTGTATATGCTCATCAAGGTTTCTATTATAATAGAAGTCCAATGATGTATTCTTCTCAGCTATAGTATTATCTAACGCACTATATTCTGCATCTTTAACTGAACGCAACACAGCCTCTTTTCCGAGGTCTGGGAGCATTATCTTATCGTGTAATTCCATTATAAACCTTTATGATATGGCATAATCATTCGCCTTTGTATGTTCCTGTATGAACTCCCCCATCTCAGACTCACTTTTAAAATATAAATGTTTACCATAGTAGTGTAAGAACACTATAGTAATAATAACCCCCACTACAATACCTAATAAGAACTCTACCATTCTGTACTCACAGGCACACGCTTAACAATAGGGTGTTTAAGTGCTATGTAATAACTACAAGCATCCAGAGCGTGGGTAAGGGATATGTCTTTAGTCTTTTCAATCTTACCTGCTCTATCTCTTTGACATTGTTCTAAATCTTTTATTAAATACTTACATACAGGATCAACTGTCATCTTAATCCTACCATTCGCATCCTTTAACATTCTATTAAGTGCGTTGATTCTATCTATTACAGGGGGGTTGGCTTTCTTTGCTATTACTTGAAAGTTGTGGTCTTTTAGTATTTGGTGGTCTGACCTATGGCTTGTTGTTGATCTGGCTGAACCTGCACTATCTGGATATACAGGAATAGATGGAGCAATCTTCTTCATAGAGTTAGCCATCTGTTCTGTATTGCTGTTTGATTGCCTTATCTCATGGAAGTAATGTATTGAGCCATCAGTATATTCACATCCAAGAACAGCACTCATATAGTCCACATTAAAATCAATACCCCAGAATAGATTGGCTGACAACTCTTTAGCCTGTTTAATATGTATCTTCCTATCAAAGTTGTAAGCTACTCTATTACCTGTAGATACAAAATCAGCCATAAACTCACTCTTAAATGTTACCTCATCCATTGTTGATTTAGCCTTGTCTACTTCTTCCTGTGATACAAATCCACCATCTACTGTTGTATATTGCCATGACTTCCAATCTGGATCATCTGATTGACCTCTAAGATAGTAATCATATAAGTGATCAAATGAGTTAGGTGTACCAATAAACAAAGTCTCACCTTGTGTAGTTGTTAGCATGGGATAGATAATCTCTTCATATACATTAGGTTTTATATAACTAAACTCTTCCATTACTACCTTGTTAAGTGTTGCTCCTCTAAGATTGTTTTCCTGCTCTGCACCTTTGATTGAAATCTCTGCATTGTTTGGTAGCTTAATAGATAACTCTGACTCGTTGATTACAGCACCCTGCCATTGTCGAAACACAGAACGCAACATCGGAAATATTACCATCTTCCCCTGTCTGTATGTCGGTGCAACAAACCATCTCCGTTCCTCTGGCTCTATCTTGTCGTGTAGTAACCACAGAACCGATAATATACTCTTCCCCCATCTTCTCCCTGCAACAACAACCTTTTGCCTCTGAGGTGCTTTTATTATTTCTTTTCTTATTTGGTTTATTTGCCAATCAATCAACTGTAATTATTGTAATGGGTTCATTCTTGTTTGTTACTTCTCTTATCTCTTTAGCTTTGCCTTCTGTTCTATCAGCTATAAACTGAACTGCCCAAGGCTTACCTTCCAGAGCGTATTGGAATACTTTATACATAATAACATCGAGCTTACTCTTTCCATCAAGTGTACCCTCTTCATCACCAATCTTTTTAAGTATATCTGGTATTGAGCGTACTTTAGGAGGTCTACCATTGGGATTACCAGACTGCCCCTTTTTAAATGGTTTACCAACAACCTTCTTGCTGTTTCCTTGCTGTTTATCAGCACTCTGCTCTTTCAATTCTTTCTGCCTTGTTCCCACTAAATTCCTCCCACCTTTTTACTATAACATCACAATAATGTGGATCAATCTCCATACCATAACACTTACGATTAGTTTTCTCACAAGCTATTAAGGTTGATCCAGAGCCAAGAAAAGGCTCTATTACTTTTTCATGACTACTAGACTTTATAATTCTTTCCATCATATCAACAGGTTTAGGTGTAGCGTGTCCATGTCTTTCATCACCATGAACCCTACTAAACTCCCAAACATCTCTCATAACATCATGACTATTATCAAAATAAGATCTCATTTTATTTTGTGTTTTTTTTATTTTATCAGTGCCTTTTTTCCATTCTAGTTTTAATTCATCATATGATTTTTTAAAATTATTAGGATAAACAGATTGAAATTTTTTATAATGTTTTTTAGACATTAATTGAAATTGTGATTTTGTAAACCAATGACTAAACATTTGCGTTCCTGTTATTTGCTTTACTTCTTTATTAGTAATACCAACGCTGTCGGCTTCATTTGCCATATAACTTCTTAAAGACTCCCATTCTTCTAAAAAATCCTCACTATTAATATTTTCAATGAATTGCTTACCAATCTGTATATAAAGACATCTTTCAGATGCTTCTGGATATTGATGCATTAAATCTGATTTCATTCCTGCTATTGCTTTTTTATCCCATACAATTTCGTTTCTTAACTCTAAATGTTCTAAGTCTTTTAATCCACCGACATACCAAAGTCTCCAAAGGTCTGGAGCATTACCCCATATATATATTGAACCATTATCTTTTATATAATTACGGACAACTTTTAACCATTTCATTTGAAATTGATCTAATTTTTCGTTGTATAAATTATCATTAATTACTCCATCTTTTTCTTTTCCCATTCCATAGGGAGGATCAGAGTGCAATAACTCAGCCTTCTCACCATCCATTAGTATATCAACATCTTCTTTCTTTGTCGCATCCCCACATAATAAACGATGCTCTCCTAATATCCAGAGGTCACCTGCTTGTGTAATAGGCTCTTCTACTTCTGGAATCTCATCATCATCAATCAATCCTGCTGTAGGTTCTTCTTCATAGAATTGTAATTCATCATTACTAAAACCCCACTCTGTAAGTTCCCCAACATCAAAGTGGTTAGCCAAAGCATCATAATCCCACTCACCTACATTCTTATTTAATCTGATGTTTAGTTCTTTTTCTTGGTCATAAGATAAGTCAATCTCAACACATGGGATAGATTCTAGTCCTATCTCTTTAGCAATGCGTAACCTTTGGTGTCCACCTACAAGGATGTTTTTTCTGTCTTTGTTTTTATTTACTATAAGAGGATCAACTAAACCGAATCTGTTAATAGAGTCTCTTAGTTGTGTGTATTGGTCTTTGGTTAGCTGTCGTGGATTGTATTCAGCCATTACCAAGTCATTGGCATTATAATATGTAATATTTATTTCTGACATTTAATAGTTGTAGCTACAACACTATCGTCATTGTTCCCTGTCTATCGCCCTATGCACAATTAAGTGACTTAACTATTTCAAGGTTGTTAAACCTAATTATTACTTGTAATAGCGAGTGAGGCACAATAACAAGCCTCTATATATAGTAGCCAAAGTCAAGTAATTTTGCACTATTTTGATGGTAAAATATAAAGGTAAAAAATGTAAACTCTAATATTGCTAGAGTTAAAAAAATAAAAAAAGTTTTTTTCCGTCAAGCAATAAACCTTAAAAAAGGCTCAAATCGTCAAGTAGATAATCGCTTTATTATATTAGTTATTATCTCACATGATCTATCTATGGCATCAGCTACTCCCTGTTTACTAATTTGAAAATCCCTAGCTATATCACTATATGATTCCCTACCTATGTAGTATTTAGCCATAAATATCTCTATCTGTCTGTGTGTTGCTTCTTGTGCAAATAAGATTCCTGCAATCAAAAGATTCATTTTATCGTTCTCTAGTTCTTTTATCTCCCATTTATCTTTATGATCTCCATCATATCTGCCACACATTTCGCATGGTTCTACTTTGTTCATGATTACCTCTGGTATGTGAAAAAAAGGTTTTGAGGCTCGACTCGCCAAAGCATTATATACCTTTTAATAATTAAAAACTAACCTGTTTAAAAATTGATAATCGGTAATATGAGCCTCAAATGTTTAGACAATTTTTTTTATTTTGATGATTCCTTTTTAAAATATTCAAATATTTTATCTTGTAGCTTATACCCTTCCTCTACCTTATAGATTCTGCCATGACCTTGCTTTGAAAGGAAATCACTACACTCTACTAATAATTTATGATATTCTTTTTCCATACTATTACCCTTCCTGTTTATTTAAAAATGTTCTATAAATTTTAAAATGGACTTATATCACTTAAAAAATTAGCAATAAAATTAGAATCATAAAAAAATGGATGTTCATATATTGGAGGATGATTCATAACTATTTCATCATCTTCTAAATCCCAGACACTCTTAGCATAATAAATTGCATCTTCTTTATTATCAAACCATCTATTTTTAATATTTACAGGTGCTTCTACCCAATATAAATAAATCATTTGTCTAGTTTTTTTGTCCATAATGTTCCTTAATTAAGTTATATAAATTTGTTCCAATAAAAAACCATATCATTAAGCCTATAGGTATAAGCACTAAAGCAGTACCTAACGCTAATAGGTTTATAATGATCTCATATAAGTTTATAATAATCATGAGCATTTAAAGCAGGTTTCTTTAGGTTTACCATAAGAAGGAAAATCATCATAGTGATGTATTCTTTTTGACCAATATCCCCCCATTCTTTTACAATCTTCCCAAACCTTTTTACATTTAGTACAAAACTTTAAATTTTTGCTATTTTCTTTTGTATAATTTTTATCATTTCTTAATTTTCTATTATTAGTTTCATAGTAATTTAATACCCATTGTACTGAATTATCTTTACTATTGTCTGAACTCATAAACTACCTTCCATTATTTGATTAAGTGTTTCATTGGTGTAATCCTTGCCATTGTACTTTTTTGGCTTTTCTGGTACAAATTCAACCCCACAGCATACACTACTAAAGTTTAGTTCCTTATGTTCTAAAAACATTGTATCACCACACTTAGAACAATACCCCCTGTACATACCAGATTGCATTACTCTAAATTGTTTCTTTTGTTTAAAAGGTTTCTCAGATGCTTTAATTATATCATCGTTCCATCGTTCACCATTAAGCCAAACATTTAAAGCAGGTGTATACTGAGCATCTGTTTCTTTCCAATTATTAAGGACTTGGTTTTTAAAAGCTGTATAGATTGTTTCATGGTCTTTCTTTTTAACTGCTAGTATATACTTCTGATAAGATTTCTTTTTATTAACCTTCTTAGGTACTAATGACCAAAGTTTTTCAAACTCTTGAACATATATATTATTATTAATCTTCTTAGTCTTATTGTTTAGTGTTCGTTTGTTGTTCAGTTGTTGTTCACTTTGCTGTTCATCTAGTTGGTAGTCTGACCACCTAAGTATTGATATTAAACGACATCGAGGATTTGTCTGTTGTTCAATTTGTTGTTCGATTTCAAAGGTTTTTAAAATTCGTTGTATTTTACTCTCATTGATTTTTAATTCTTTAGATATGATTTTTCTACCTGTAATAAACTGCCCTGCTTTTAAGGTTAATCGTTCCCCTTCATATATTGTATCATGGTCTGAATGGGTAGCGTTTAACAGTAACCACATCCAGACAGCAAAATAATCTGTGTCTTTCATTACAATGGGATTATCCAAAGTCTTACGATGCAGTTTTATCCAACCATTACTCATTATATACTCATATTTTGACCATAGATATTAAAATAATGCTTTTTAATAAGGTAGGCAATTTTACTAGCACAGTCACCCTTACCTGTAAATTGTACAGATTTAAAGTTTTCTTTATTAATCATATCTCTAATCTGTTCTGGTGTTATAAATATAAATTCTTCTTCATCTAAGTGAAATACCCACCAATCTGCTTTAGTAGTGCTTAATGCTGATAGTTTACCATTCATCTGAACTTCTACAACAACATTTCCTGTGTATTTGCTCATAAAGTCTTTCTTAACTTCCACAGATGTATCTATTTCGGGTATAAATATATCAAATTCTTTAAAATATCCATCTTTTATATAAGCACTAGGGTATTTGTTTTTAATGCGATTTAAGACCAATTCTTCGGACTTTTTACCAACTTGCAGAGATTCGTGAAAACTACTCACTTTAAACTTTCCATAATAATATCAAAATCTGCATCTATAAATTTTTGTGATGTGTTCTTTTTAATTTTGAGGTTATCATACCACTCATTACCTCTTTGTTCTATTGCCCACTCTACAAACTCAGCAGGTGTTTTATGAGCAGAGAAATTTGAACTAAATACATGGCAACCAACACATAGGCAGAATCCATTATCTACATTCCACCTTACTACTCTTATACTTCGTGAATAAAAATGATGTGCATTTAATCTATTAGACTTACCACATACCTCACAACTGCCAGACTGCTTGATTCTTTTTGACCAAGCAGTATCTAACTTCTTAATAAGGGTTCTTTTCATTAAAAAGGAACATCCTCATTATTAGGCTCTTCCTCACTAGGTTTATCATTCTGGTCTTTCTGGATTTGATCCTCTTCCCATCTTGTAAGTCCACTTGTAGCTATGTTCATTAATCCACCTGCAACATCTTCAATATCCTCAAGCATAAAATCAAGTGTCTTATAGTCCTCTTTCCAACTGATGACTATCTTAGTTGCATTATTGATACACATACCCCATGTAATACCCAAGCTATTACTAGAAACAACTTTCTTGGACTTACTTAGTACCTCTAAGGGATGATTTCCCCCAGACATAGGTGTAACCGACCATCCTGCATAAGTACCTTTCTCGCCATTTATTTCCTTAAGCATTACTTGGACTGTTGTGCCAGAACTGTTACCTACTAGCTTTTTATACAATGCACCACTAAACTCAAAATCAGTCTGTTTACCGATTTTAAGTTCTATCCATTCACCTTTGTCATTTTGAAACCACTTTACTCCAGAACCATCTGTAAGGTCGTGTCCAATCATCTCAACAGGTAGCGTGTATCTTTCATTGTCAAACATATCCTTTTCTACTTTTGCACTTGTTGGATCACTTAACAACTTCAGATAGATACCTGTGTTTAAATGAAGGTCTTTCTTTATTTGAAATGCCATTTTACTCTCCTACTTTTGTTAATTAAAGTCTTATTAGTTCAGCTAATATATAGCCCAACCAGAAACATATAAAGTATGGTGCTACTCGCTCAACCCAATACATCATATACTCATATAAATCTAATATAAAATCAATCATGCTATTCCCCTTTTTTTAAGATTGTTCGTACTTTGTATGTAATATTAATTTTTTCACCATTAGGCTCATATAAAGCCTCTGATAAGTGTGGCTGTCTATCCTTATACTTATCAAACCTTTTATTAATGTCATCAATAAACTCATCTAAGGTGTTGCCCATTGCATCCGTAAAGCCAAAGCTGTCCTCTGTTTCATATATAATCTCAGCATGATATTTATAATCATGTGGTACATTTAATAATTTATCCATCTAAAGACCTTACTAATTTTTCTAAATCAGTTAATTCTATGTCTTGGTCAATCACAGACTTGGTTTCAATCATTTTAATATACTTCTTCAAAATCGTCAAAATCATTTGATATTCTTGTTGTGTGCATCCGATAGCTTTCTTGTGCTTTTTTGCGAATGATTTTAGGCTTGTTAATGTAGTTATTGACATCATCTTCTAATTTCTCCACTTGATTATCTATTTCATTAAATAATTCTATGAGTTGAGTTTTATCTAAATCACCCATCTCACCTGTTGCTAAAAATCTTATTATCCCTAGTCTGGATTTAACCAAATTAGAAAGAGAGTTGAGAGCAATAAAAACAGGCTCTGGTTCTGCGGAATCCGTAGAGCCTAAAAACAAACTCTCAACCCTCTCTGTACATACCTTTTGATAGTTATTAGTTTTGTCGAATGTTAAGTCTCTGCTAAAACACTCGATGACTGTATTTCGGTCATCACTATCTGTTAACCTATTACTAGAAAATAGATTCAGTATGTATTTAATCATTTATTACTTACCCTTTTTAGATGAAATTATAGGTCTATCACAAAAACCTTTATTTTTAAAAAGCTTAAAGGATGTAATTGGTTTAGCACTTCCATTAGATACTGAATGACCATCGCTACATTTAGTATCTCGTGCATATCTTATTGTTGGCTTTACTTTACATGACCAATCTGGTTGCCCATTTGGTAAGATAAACACTTTGCGAGTTTTACACTCACTTGTAAACTTTAATTTTTTACCACAAATTTTCATCCTACACCCCCTTATATTTTATTGTTTAAGTAATCTGTTAAATCACCAAAGCAAAAATCATCATCTTCACCTAGTTCTGGTAATCCAAAGCCAGAAATAATAGAATAGCTAGGAATTGATATAGAATGTCCATATTCTAAAGCTAGGTTTGATTGTTCTATGATCCATTTTTTAACTATGGTTCTAATCTTTGGTTTACCCATACCTTTTAAGATAAGTTTTTTATAATCCATTTTACTTACCCCCTTTATATAGATTGTAAACATAAAATGATTGTGCTTTCCATTCTCTACAATCCCAAGTATCAAGAACCACCCCATCCTTTAAACAAGTCCAATGCCTACTGCATCTAATAAGATAATTACCAATTAATGGAAAATTGCCAATCTTGTATTTTTTATTACCACTACTCTTTAATGGACTCTGTCTTTTTATACCTATATCATCTAAGTATTTTTCAATGACTACATCATCATTAGGCATCCTCCACATCTTAGATGCAAGATTAAATAAATCGTTTCTAATGTGTTTATAATCCTCATCTAAAAAATGTGCTATGGCTCTTATAGCACAATCAATAGTCCTATCTTTTTTATATTTAATAGTGATATAATTTTCTCTACCACCATGTGATTGTTTGAATTTGTTTTTCATCCTACTTACCCCCCACTTTTATGTTTTTAAGTTTATAATTATCAAAATCTAAATAGTCTAACTTAACAGATACCCAAGACATCATGTGTTTACGATCTAAACTTCTCTCTTGTTCGTTTACAATTATGATGTTCTTTTGTTCTAGTGATGACATTAGACCTCTACAAGTTTTCATATCATAATCATGTTGAGATACATAATCTCCAACATAATGTAACTCATTAACCCACTCTGAAAACTCACTATTAACTACTTGATTTAAAAAATCGTATTCTTTTTTTGTTACTGTTATTGTGTTATTCATGTTATCATCCTTTGTTTGAGACACCGAGGGTGATGATAACATTATCTCAGGAATGAGTTTGTTGCCCTCGGTGGTCTCTAAATTATTATATTTAAATGTTATCATCCCTTAAAGATCGTTATAATATTTTAAAGGTGCAAGTAAATAAATAAAAAAAAATAACCCACAATGTAGCGATAGACAGGAATCGTTACATCATGGGTTATCGGTAGCGTTATATTTTAACTGAGTTGTTCTCTTAATTTTAAAGAGGCACTAAATCGTTGGAAAGCTACTTCTGTGAATTTTATAGGTGAGTCTAAGCGTACATAATGATAAGTAGAATCATCATAGTACACGAATTTTTTAAAGTTTGTTACATCCTGTTCAAAGCTGACCAGATTGTTTTTAAATGTTTGTGATATATTACTAAAGTTAAGTTGGAATGTGGTTTTAGGTTCGTGTCTTTTGTTAGCGTATTCTACCCCACCAAGCGATGTATTGAGGTCTGTGCCAAAGATTTCCTGTGTAGCTATACCTATGTCTGGCTCGTTTTCAAACGACAGCACAGCACCTAATATTAATTCAGTTATATTATCTACTGTTCCATCATCACACCTAATAAACCAATATCTTTTAGATTGTGATGAGAATGTTTCAATATTCCAATTAGGACTTAGTTCACCCTCTGATACTGATGCT